CAAGGCTAAAGGAATCGTATGTAAACCCATGCCTCGCGAATGGCATGACAGATATGCCGCCAACAGAATTGAAGACGTAGAGACGAAAGTAGTCTACAGAGATATAGCGGCTCAGAAGAAACCGTACTTTATGCGATACATATATCCTTCTCTGATGAAAGAGTATAACACATACCAGAAGAACACAAACACGAATGCCTTGCGTGAATTCGGCATGACTATCAATGAACTCGAAGCTATTCCTTTTGGAGAAATGACGGATCGGCAGCGGGAGTTCCTTACCTACTATCACCGTTACATACCTGTTGGAACTAGCGATTGCGTGATGAACAAGATATGCAGACTCTTCGAAGATGAGTTTGACAAGTATATTTCCAAACATAGAACTTCTAATGTATTCGATTACACGATAATGCGAAGCGATAGTGAATACACATCAGCTCAGTACTATGACATCAAGAGGTTGTATGATGACTATAACAAGAAGCTTGAGAGCTATATGATTTATGTCAGCCATGAACGTATAGACAGGTTTGATGCTCAGAATTTGTTTTACATGATCGATGAAGCTTTTATTGGCGAGTGCGCAAAGAGTTGTCCAAACAAATATATATTGTGCAACATCATCCTTGACTTGTGTTACAAGAAGAAGTCCACGAAAAGGTTCTGTTGGAATATGTGTCCGGATGAGATAATAGAGAATTTGCTTAACAACAACGACAGGACGATATTATATCCGACCTTAGACCCGGATGGCGATATATACTACTGCGGTGAAACTTTTTCATTAGAATCGAAAAGAATTGAGGTGGTTGAAGATAATTATACTGAATGACTATGAATATGCGCAACAAATGATGAGTACGAATTCCCTTGGAGAAAAACCATTCTACACCCTTGTAAGGATAGCGAGGTACTTCATAGACTTTGAGCATTGTCCAAGAAAAGTAATCAAGGTCAAACTTCAAACCTTTGTATTACAATGCAACCCACAATCTTCTATGCCGAAATGGTCTGATATCATAGACAGTGCGATAACCTACGCCTATAAGTACAGAGCTGTGGAGCTTGACGCGATAGAGATAACCAGAAGCGAGATTGATACAATCATGGCGCTTGAAGGCAGACAGGTCAAGCGACTCGCGTTCACTCTTCTGTGTCTGGCAAAGTATTATAACTCTGTAAACGATACTGACTCTGGATGGGTTAACAGCAAAGATTCAGAGATTATGAAGATGGCGAACATAAGCACATCCCTCAAACGACAGGCCGCGATGTACAGCACCCTAGTACATAAAGACTTGTTAGATACTTCAGCCAAAGTAGACAATACCAATGTGCGTGTTAAGTATATCGGAGATGATACGAACGATGTTGTCCTTAGGATAACTGATTTCAGGAACCTTGGTTACCAGCTACTTAAGTATATTGGAGAACCTTATTTCGTATGTGAGAACTGCGGAATTACTTCCAAACTCAAATCTCCTAACGCCGGAAGAAAGCAGAAATACTGTACCGATTGCGCACGAAAAATACATATTCAGAAGACAATCAACCCCGTTATGAGTAAGAAATTATATAGAAGATAGTAGAAGTTTTAAAAACCGCTGAAAAAATGAGCCACGAAAACGCCTGAGTCCCAGCAAAAAAAAGACATTTGAGCCAGAGCATAGTATGAAGGGATATAGGAGTGTTTTCTGGTTTTGGAGTTTTAACTTTATTTCTAACATCGAGGTTAAATATGACGAAATCAAAGAAGAAAACAATCATCGCCATCGTTGCGATTTTTATATTACTGTTATGTCCTTTAGTCATCCGTGATGATGTACGGAGAAATTTCTTGCCAGACCTCACATTCGATGAGGATGATGGTAAGAATGAAAATCAGGAAGCAGATAGCGCTATTATAGATTATGTTGGAGGGTTCACAGCTATTGATGGTAGCTACCCTGAGAACCTCTCTTTCCACAATAGCGCTAAGAATAAATGTAACTTCATAGTCAGCTTGTATCTATCTGATGGGACGTTGGTATACAAAACTGACGAGATAGAACCTGGTGGCGAAGAAGTTGTAGGTAGGCTTTTCACAAAGCTTGATAAGGGTACATATGAAAACGTTTTGCTATGCTATGACTGTTATGATGATACACTAAATCCTGTGGGACGATGTGAGTTCACAATCAAGATACGAAGCGTTTAGAAAGGAAGGGAATATGAAAAGACTGTTAAGTATCATGCTTACTGCTGTTATGCTCTTTACTCTTGGAGTTGGTGTCAATGCTGAGTCAGTGACCGTTGATCCAGAGAACGGAGCATACGAAACACAGATGCAGGTTAGCTTTTCCAATGATAATCACTATACCGTAGAGATTCCGACTAGCTTGGCAGAAGGTCAAGAAGGCGAAATCAGGATCAGTAATTCTGCTATTGGAGAAGGATATCATGTATCTACATACATCACCAATCTTAACTCTAACGGTTACATTGATGTTGAAAATGAGAAGGGTGACGAAAGCGAAATCGATATCATCGTTGATGGCGTATCCGCTGCCATGTATAAGATGAATGGGAAGGTTGCTGTATTCGGAGAGGATGGAGCCAGAGATGTATCGGTTCGCAGAGCTACCAACGCAGGTAATAGTGTCGGCACATATACCGGTGTTGTTTGCTTTAAGTTCAATATCGAAGATAACTAATCACGCATAACTTGGAAGGGGAATATTGTTTGGAAGAATCTACTTTAAATATCAATAAAAGAGAAAACGAATCAGATTTTGACTATCACAAGCGAATCATCTATGGAAAGCTTGTAGATAAGACATTGTCTGATTACGACTATGCAGAACTTTCCAAATATGCATACGGTAAGGACTACGCGCCGGATACAGCCAGAAGAATGTTCTATGGCTCAAGAAAGACTCTTGAAGCCTTAGATGCCGACACAGAAAGAAACATTGAGGACGATGGACTCCTGTCTGAGATAGACCAAAAGATGATGGAGCTTCGTAAGGAACGCCAGAAGTTCTTTGACCAACGTACTGCATTGAACAAGGTATTGCGTGACAGGTCTAGACAGGAAGAGTTAAACGAGATACTCGTTGCCGCCGTTAGGGATGGCAATCTTCCATCACTCAATTATCAGCGAAACTATATTGAAGCTGAAGACAAGACTCTCCTCGTATCTCTGAATGACATACACTACGGTGTTGATATTAACAATGCGTGGAATAAGTACAATTCCAGCATATGCAGAGATATGTTATGTCAGTACCTTGACAGGATTATTAGCATTGGAGAAATGCATAAGTGTGATGACTGCATCGTATTTTGTAACGGCGATATGATAAACGGTAAGATACGTCTCACCGTTCAGCTTTCCAACAAGGAAAATATCATAGAGCAGGTAAAGGGCGTATCAGAACTCATTGCTGAATTTCTTGCAGAGCTGAGTAAATATTTTAACACTGTATCTTTTGTAAGTGTTAGCGGGAACCATAGTCGTCTTGGACAGAGCAAAGAAGACTCTCCTGTCGGAGAGCGGCTTGACGATTTAATAGAGTGGTATCTCGATGCAAGACTTCAGAATATTGATAACGTTTACATCGGAGATGCAGAAAAGATTGATAGCACCATGTACATTATGGATATCCGTGGCAAGGTATACATCGGCGTTCACGGAGATATGGAAGCAAACCCGTCTAAGATAGCGGGCTTGCAGGCTATGGTCGGGTGTCCAGTATATGCAATCCTATGTGGTCATAAACATCACAACATGATCGATGAGGTCAATGGTGTGAAGCTCGTAATGGCTGGTAGCTTTATGGGTGTTGATGACTATTGCATACAGAAGCGAATATATGGCAGACCTCAGCAGATGGTCTGCGTTTGTGATGATACAGGTATTATGTGTCATTACGATATCGACCTTTCGCTTGGACAGGACGACATTTTTGAATAATCCAAACGCAGTATTGCGTTTTTCGAAGAGCCGGTTCCTCGCCGGCTCTTATATTTTTATGGAGGTGTTATTGTGGCACGAGGCAGAAAGTCTAACAGCATAACATCGCCTGAGCTTATAAAGCAGATTAACCCTGACAACATGGATTTACTGAATGACTTCATTGACTACCTCCATTCCGTTGATAGAAGTGATGCCACGATAAATGCATATAAGTCTGACATACTGATATGCTTCGTATGGAATCTCCAACACAATAACAATAAATTCTTCTTAGATTGGACAAAAAGAAACGTTATTGCATACCAAAACTGGATGATTAACGAAAACGAGAACAGTCCTGCCAGAGTAAGAAGACTCCGTTCTGCAATCTCCTCTCTCTCACTGTTTGTAGAGCGAATACTTGATGACGAGTATCCGAACTTCAGGAATATCATCAATAAGATTGAAGCTCCTCCAAAACGTTTCGTTCGTGAGAAGACGGTGCTGACCGAGGATGATATTCAATTGATGTTGGATAAACTCGTTGAGATGAAGAGATTCGATATTGCATGTCTTGTTGCTCTCGCCGCATATGGCGGACGAAGGAAGGCTGAGCTGTGCCAGTTTAAGGTGGATGACTTTTCTGATGAGCATCTGGTGTGTAGCGGTAGTCTCTACAAGAGTTCTCCAATGAGAACCAAAGGTAGAGGTAAGGCAGGTAAGGTTGTCTGCTGTTATACACTCGCTCATAAGTTTAAACCCTACTTCGATCTTTGGATGGAGGACAGAGTTGAGAAAGGAATCGAGAGTGAGTGGTTGTTTCCAAGTAGCAATCCTGATGAACATATACAAGGAACTATGGTTAATAGTTGGATGATTATATGTAGCAGGATATCAGGCAAGGATGTGTATGCTCACTCGTTTAGACATAGATTTACTACGATGCTGTCTGAAGAGGGTATCCCTGATAGTGTTATCAAGGAGATACAGCATTGGGAAAGTCTTGACCTTGTATCTGTGTATTGCGATACCAGTACTGAGGATACTTTGGAGAAATACTTTGGTGCGGAAGGAATCAAGACTGTTGAGAAAAAGGGTTTATCCGATTTATAGGAATGAGTAAGAAAGGGAAGAGGTTATGAATAGAAGAGAGTTTGTTAGAAGGGTTACTGATGAGTTGCGTGCAGCGGGCATCAAGAAACCCATTAGAACGCAAAAGCACGTTCTACATATATCTGATGATGAAGGACATCATAAAGACTTTGTCGTTAAAGGCATAAACGGTAATTACGTCTACACCATTGATGATGTTGAAGCAATTCTCGATATGTGTAAGGAAGTTATCCAAGACAATATGAGGCAGGGAGAACCACTTACGATTACCGGTATAGGCACTCTCGGCATTACATACAGAACTCCTCGTAGGATACACAACGTACGTACTGGAAAGTTAGTTGAGACTGAAGGACGATTTATTCCGAAGTTCACATATGCGAAGGATTTAGGAATGTGCGCGAGGACATACGGGAAGCTTCTCGAGGAAGACATCAAAGGACTTGAGATGTATATCAACGATGCCGAGTATGAAGGATGTGATGATGAAGAATGAGTTTAGATATTTCAACTGACCGCTATGTATGTTACAAGTGTGGCAAAAGTTATCCAAAAAGAAAAGGATATTATCATGCTTCATACTCTCAGATGTCAAAGGGCATAGGGTTTCTCCCTATTTGTAAGAATTGTGTTGATGAGATTTATCTTGAGTACCTGAACAGGTGTAATAGCGCAAGGATGGCTGTACGACAGCTATGCAGAAAGTTAGACCTGTACTGGGATGACTACATCTTTGAACTCGTCGCGGCTAAGTCGACCGATAAGACTGTACATAATAAGTACATCCAAAAGTTATCAAGCACGCCAAGATGTCATGGTAAGTCATATGACAACTCTTTGTTGGCAGAAGGTGCGCTTTGGGATTTTGGACATAAGGCTGTCGAGGAAGACGAAGAAGCGAAGGCAAAGATTGAGGCAGAAGCCGAAGCCGCTATACTCGATGCGACTCCTGTATCGGATGAGATCAGGATGTTCTGGGGTACTGGATATACTAATAGCATGTACCGCGAGCTAGAGACAAGGCGTGAATATTGGATGTCTAAGTTTCCGGATGACTATGAGCTTGACATCGGAACTGAGGCTATCATCAGACAGATATGCTCTTTGGAGCTTGATATAAATAGAGACAGAGCCGCCGGCAAACCAATTGATAAGACCGTTAATGCTTTGAACTCTTTGCTGGGTAGTGCGAACTTAAAGCCTGCCCAGATTAAAAAGGATGATAAAGATGCGGCTATCAACAACACACCATTAGGTGTGTGGACTTATCGTTGGGAAAACGAAAGACCTGTACCAGATGACTACGATGATAGTCCACTGCTTAAATACATATTCACATGGATGGGGCATGTACTTCACATGCTCGGTGTGAAAAATAGATATGAACAAATGTACCGTGATGAGATAGAAAGGCTTCGTGTTGAGAAGCCAGAATATGATGATGAGGATGATGAAGAATTCTTATTAGATCTTATGTACGAAGATGACGAGGATGTGACATAAGGTGGATAGATATAATAGAGTAATGAGAGGCGCTGTTCGATGGACAGCGTTTTTTCGTAAGAACCCAGATAGATTCGCCGAGGAGTATCTTCATATCCAACTAAGGTTATTCCAAAAGATATTACTAGTAATGATGTTTTGGAGTACGACCTTTGTCTTCATTGCATGTAGAGGTATTGGCAAAACATATCTAAGTGCAATTTATTGTGTTATACGATGCATTCTTTATCCCGGTACAAAAATATGTATAGCCTCTGGAACGAGAGGCCAAGCATTGAATGTTCTTGAGAAAATCATGTATGAACTCAAGCCTAATTCTGAAGAACTTAGAGCCGAGATAAATGAAAAAGAAAGTAGAGTTAATGGTACTGAGGCGAAAATTGTTTTTTGGAACTCAAGTGTAATTAAAGTTGTTACAGCATCTGATAGTAGTAGAGGTAACAGATGTAATGTCCTACTATTAGATGAATTTAGACTAATCTCAAAAACTACAATCGACACAGTATTACGTAAGTTCTTAACTCTGCGTCGTATGCCAAGGTATGCAGAATTATCAGATGAAGAACGTAAGATTGAATATGCGAAAGAAAAGAATCTTACTCTATTCTTATCTTCTGCTTGGTGGAAAGACCATTGGTCGTATATCAAATGTTTGGATACATTCAAAGCTATGTTGAGCGGTAACAGGAACCAATTTATATGTGCGTTCCCATATCAGCTTTCAATTGAAGAAGGATTGCTCGACCCTGAGATGGTTCGGGATGAAATGAGCGAGACGGATTTTTCAGAAGTGAAGTTCTCTATCGAGATGATGGCGGAGTTCTTTGGTTCCGACGAGGGTTCATTCTACGATTTTAATAATATATCCAAGAACAGAAAAATAAAATATCCTTGGTTTCCAAATAGATTATCTTCAAAAGTTGGGAATGATAAACTTGTATCGATACCGAGGAAACAAAATGGCGAAATCAGGATATTATCTGCCGATATCGCTTTGATGTCGAGTAAAAAACATAATAACGATGCAACATCGATTTTTATAAATCAATTAACCAGAACGAGAGGCGGTAGATATATAAGCAACTTTATATATACTACGACTTCCGAAGGTCTGCGGACTGAGGAACAGGCGTTAGAGATTAGAAAACTCTATGACGAGTACGAATGTGATTACATCGTACTTGATACCAATGGTATCGGTTTAGGAGTTTTCGACGCATTAGCCAGGGATATCGTTGACCCAGATACATCTGAATTATATCCAGCATTGAGTTGTTGCAACGATGCTAACATGGCGTCGAGGTGTACGGTTCCATATGCGGATAAAGTAATCTGGTCTATCAAGGCGAATGCTCAGTTTAATTCGGACGCAGCGTTCTTACTTAGAGAAGGATTCAGGAGTGGTCGTATTAGATTATTGGAGACTGAGTATGACGCAGAGCAATCATTGGCTCTGCTTCCAAAATATAAATCACTCAATCCGCAAGAGAGACTCAAATTACAATTACCATATATTCACACCACTCTTCTTATCGACGAGCTTACGAAACTTCGCCACGAAGAAAACAATGGTAAGGTAAAAGTGTTTGAACGCTCTGGTATGAGAAAGGATAGATACTCTTCTCTATCGTACAATTACTATGTAGCGTTACAGATTGAAAATAAGTTGGCTAAGAAGCATAACATGAATGTAGACCACATGTTTATCATTAAGCCACCATCATACAATAGAAAGGCGGTGAGAATTGGAAATGGCAAAGACAGACAGAGTTGGTACTAGAGTTAAAAAGGACGAACCTGTAGGAATGATAGGTATATCAAGTACCTACGCTCTCATTAATAAACTTATCACAAGAGACCTAAATAATTATAGGAACTCTCCTACGTTTACTTTATACAATAAGGACGATATCGCTAAGTATCTAGAGAATCCATATAGGTATGAGAGGCAATTAAGACGGGCTGTTACTTATATCTATGGAGCCAGTTCTCACTTCAGAAGGTTGATTCAATACTTTGTTGGATTGACTAACTTAGCATATATAGTTGAGCCTTTTAACATAGATCCGAAGAAGGCAAACGTTCGTATAGTAAACAACAACTATCGGAAGGTATTGAAGATGCTTACGTCTATGAATATCAAGACACAGCTTCCAAAAATACTGACTGTTTGTTTGCGTGAGGACGTGTGTTACTGCACAGTCTGGATTACTGGTGATGATATCACGATACAACAGTTGCCAAGCGATTACTGTGCAATATCGAGTATCGAAGGCAATGTTCCTAATGTAACATTTGATTTCTCGTACTTTGATGCTTATTCAGACTTACTTGCATATTATCCAAAAGAATTTACTACAAAGTATAACCTATACAGGAAGAACCGAATGAACAGATGGATTGAGTTGGACTCACCAACTTCATTTGCAATTAAGTGTAACTCTGATATTCTCGAATATGCGATACCACCATTCGTTGGTTTGCTTAGAGAGATTTATGATATAGAAGACTACAAGGCTTTAAAGAAGACGAAAACCAGTCTTGAGAATTATGCCATGCTCGCTATGAAGATTCCGATGGGCGACGATGGCGAATGGCTTCTCGACTTCGATAAGGCTAGAGATTTCTGGTCGAACTTAGATGCTGTTCTTCCTGAGGAGGTTGGGTCTGTTCTCACCCCGATGGATATCAGCAAGATTAGTTTTGAAAAGTCTAATGTTGGAGATACTGATACTATCTCAGACGCTGAACAGAATCTGTATACAGCTGCTGGTGTATCTTCTCTTCTCTTCAACAACTCGAAAGCCAGCGCGAACGCCCTGTTACTCTCCATCAAAGCAGACCAGAACCTTACCTACGGTATCGTTAAAAGCATTGGTGATGCTATCAATAGATTGATACAAGCCCAGAACTTTGGAAAGAATTTCTATGTGAACTTCTTGAATATCTCTGAATATAATTCCAAAGAATATGGTGATGCTTATCTGAAGGCCGCATCTTATGGTCTTCCGACGATATGTGCATATGCGGCATCTCAGGGTCTCGGTCAAGCAGAGCTTGATGCTATGAGCTTCCTTGAAGGTGAAGTCCTTGGACTCCAAGAGATGTTCAAACCTTTGATAAGCTCCACGCAGATGAGCGCTACCAATCTTGATAGTGACGCACCTACGGATGAAGGTGGCGCACCAGAGAAGGATATCGGAGATGTGTCGGATTCGCGAGAGACGAATAGGGAGAATGAATGATGGGGTATGAATTTTTATATGTCTTCAATGAGAAAGACAGAGATAAGTTAATTCAGTCCGGATTTGTCCTGATGAAATCAGACGAGGCAAATTCGGTTTATATATTTAAGACGAAAGATGAAGTTACGTTCTCCGATAGCGGAGTTGATAAATACTATCTTACAGATGTCTTAACATTTTAGGCTGACGAAGCCAAACGCATTATGATCATAACGATGTACGACCCTGCTTATAGGGTCTTATTTTATTTGGAGGGTTAGGATGGATAATAAGATTACTTATCTTACTTTCGCATCATCTCTAACCAACTTGTGTTCAGTTAACTCTTCTTTTGACAGTGCGATACTGAGAATCGCATATACAGGAGAAAACGTCAACCGTACTTCTATTTCCAAAGAAACATTCGAGAAGTGCTTATATACAATGTATAATTGTCCGATTGTCTGCAATTACGATAGGGCAACTGATAGTATCGGCGGGCATGATATTGAGTTAGTTCATACTAAAGACGGGTCTGTGAGACTCGTCAATATCACTACACCTGTCGGTTGTGTACCTGAGAGCGCTAATTATTACTGGGAATTGGTTGAGGAAGATGACGGGACTGTACACGAGTATTTATGTACAGAAGTACTGCTTTGGAAAAGACAGGAAGCATACAGAAAAATCAAGAACGATGGTATCACATCTCACAGTATGGAAATCAAGATCAAAGATGGCTATATGGTAGATAGTGTTTTCAATATCACTGATTTTGAGTTTAATGCATTCTGTCTTCTTGGAGATGTAAAGCCATGCTTTGAATCTTCTGCTCTCGAGTTTGCGAAGCAGAATTTCAGCGCTCAACTCTCTGAGATGATGCAGGATTTAAAGGAATTGAATTTTGATGTCAATACACCTGATGGTGATGACAATATACACCCACAAAAAATATTGACGGAAGGAGGAAAGAAAGCATTGGATAAGAAACAAGAATTAATTGCCAAATATGGCATTGATGTTGATACTCTTGATTTTTCTATCGAGGATTTATCCATAGAAGAGCTTACAGAAAAGTTTGAGGCTATGGCTAACGAGGCTAACGAGCCTACAGCTGAACCTGAAGATACTACGAATTATTCTCTGACTGGCGCTACTGTTGAAGAGATTCATAGAGAACTCGGCGCTGTTAAGTATGATACTCCTTGGGGAGAAGAAAGCAGATACTGGTATATCGATTGTGACTTCGAATTATCCGAGGTCTATGCTTATGATATCGCTGATTGGCTGGTATATGGATTCACATATGCACAGGATGGAGATTCTATCGCAATTGATTTTGATTCCAAGAAACGTAAGAAGTTTGCAATCGTTGACTTTGATGAAGGCGAGCAGGAGAATCCTGTAGCTAGTGTATTCGCTCGTGCAGAGCAGGCAATCAATGATAATGCAGAATGGCAGAGCAAGTATAACGAAGCTTCTACTGCTATTGAATCTATGGAGAGCGAACTTACCGAGCTTCGTCAGTATAAGGCAGATATTGAGTCTGCTGAAGCTCAATCTGCAAGAGATGAAGTATTCTCACGCTTTACTGATCTTGAAGGTATCGAAGCATTTGCTTCTCTCAAAGAGAACTGTTCCGATATGGATATTGAGACTTTAGAAGAAAAATGCTTTGCTATCCGTGGAAGAAATGGTGTTCCCGCTAAGTTCTCCGCTAACGTTAAGCCCCCCGTACTTAAGGTACCGAAGAATAATGAAGATGTCGCTCCTTATGGCGGTATCGTTGAGGAATACTCAGGAAAAGATTTTTAATATATAGGAACTTACCTAACCGCTCTCTTTGGAGCGGCTTTTTTGTTTAAAAAATAAGGAGGAATTTAGATATGGCACATGGTGTTGTAAGAACTGACAAGATGTTTGCTACAGATAATAGAGCTGGCCTTGTTTCTGTACGTTATCAGCCTTCTAGTACTAATACTGCTATTGATAACGGTTGTGTTGTTCTCCTGAACGGACTTGAGACTGGTTCTCGCGAAGTACACAAAGGTGTTACTCCCGCTGCAAACAGCAATTTGAATGACATCGTACTGATCGCTTCTCCGGAAGTTATGTATGATGAGAGATTACGTAACCTCGATGACTATTATAACGAAGCTGGCAAGATTGCTCGCGGTTATCGTTTAAAGGGCGGCGACATGTTTGGTGTTACCAAAGATGTTCTGGCTGGAAAAGATACTCCTGCTGTCGGTGATTATGTTGAGCTTAAGGCTGACGTTAAGTTGAATGTTGTTGCTTCTCCAACAGCAAGCACCACTCTCGTAGGTAATATCTACGCTATCGAGAACGTTGGTCGTTATACCTACTACGTAATCAAAGTACTTGCTGACGCTGTTTCAGTTGACGTTGATGTTACTACTGGCGTTGATACTCTTGCTGAACTTACAGACGTTGACCTGACTGTAGCCGCTACAGATGGACAGGTTCTTAAGTATGATAACACGTCTGGTAAGTGGATCGCCGGTGACGACGCTACAGCGTAATTTTGAAAGACTAATATAGGAGGTAAAAAAATAATGGCAGATATCAAAGATATTGTAAAACTGGCCGTGGATTCTTATAGGGGAAGACTTGAGAAATACTCTGTAAGAGAGTCTCAGGACACTTTACGCAAGGCTTTAATTGAAGCTAATAACGGCAGTACAACACTTGATTATAAAGCTATCCGTGATGGTAAGTGCATGGGTCTGTTCGCTATTATCGAAGAGATTCTTGGACAGACAGTTATCGAAGGTCTGCAAAGCGACGATTTCTTCAACGCTTTCGTTGATTTCAGAAACGTAGCTGAAGGCGACAAGAACTTATTCATCGTTGAGGATAAGAATTTATTTGTTATTGATGAGACATCCGATGGCAATCAGGGTGTTCGTAGACAGAGACTTGGTGGAAGCACCGAGACATCCATTCCTACTTCTCTTAAGACCGTAAGGATTTATGAGGAGCTGAATAGGGTTCTGTCTAATCGTGTAGATTTTAACCACTTTATTGATAAAGTTGCAGAGTCTTTCCAAAAGAAAGTACTTGGCGACATCTATACACTTTGGTCTGGTATCACCGCTGACAACCTTGGTGGCGTAGCATACTTCCCAGTTGCTGGTTCCTACAGTGCTGCTACTCTTCTGGACGTTATCGCTCATGTTGAGGCTGCTGCTAATGGACTGCCCGCAACTATCGTTGGTACAGCTAAGGGTCTGAGAATGCTTGCTGAAGACATTATCGCTGATAGCGCTAAAGAAGAGCTTCATAAGCTTGGTGTTTACGGAACATTCTACGGCACTCCGTGCGTGAAGATTCCGCAGAGACATAAAGTTGGAACTACTGAATTCCAGTTCAGTGACAAAGTACTCACTATCGTAGCTGGCGATCCGAAGATTATCAAATTCGTTTACGAAGGAGATCCTATCGTTCTTATGGGCGATCCGATGACGAACGCTGACTTCACTCAAGAGTACTTATATGGAATGAAGTACGGTCTTGGTATCGTTACTGCTGGTGGAAACTCCGGTATTGGACGTTATCAGGTAAACTAATCTGAAATACATTTTAGCTTAGCGGAGTCTTAAACGGCTCCGCTAATTGAACGAAAGGAGAAATTATGGCTAGGGCAAAGAAGACCCAAGTAGAAACTACTACTATAGAGTTAGAAGATGCGGTTAAGAAAGAAGCCGTAGTTAAAAATGAAACAGTTAAGAAAGATGATAAACCAATCGTACCGAAGGATATTGACCCCGGGACTTACGTCAGTGTAAGGAACGGTTTCCAAGGTAAATTGATTTACATCAGTCCGAGAACAAAAGAAGAATATACTTGGGATGAATTTGGAGACGAACAAGAGATGGAGCTTAGAGAGCTTCGTAATGCCAAGAGTTCTGCCAAAGGATTTTTCGAGAATAACTGGTTTATGTTCGACGAGGAGTTCCAATGGGTAATCCCATACCTAGGACTGAATAAGTTTTATGAGAACTCTATCAGGCTTGATGAGTTTGATAAGATATTTGAGCTTAAGCCTGAGATACTTGCGAAAGCTATTGGCAAGATGCCAGCAGGACAGAAGAACTCTCTTATGTACCGTGCTATGCAACTTGTGAATGAAGGGGCAATCGACTCCAGAAAGATGATCTCAACACTTGAAGAGGTTTTCGGAATTGAATTAATTGAAAGATAAGGAGGGCAAATATGGCTGTTCCTTATGATATGTTCACAGCAATTTTCCTTAGAAAGATTGCAGAGTATGAATTTGTCAATATGAGTTCTGTCGAGAGGACATCCATTGTTGACGGTTACATGAAGTCCGCGCTATCAGATTCTACCTTCAAGAAGGTGATAGACTACGATTTCGCAGGTACCGCCGATGATGAGAACAGGACTTTCGATTTGGATATTGATGATGATATTGTGTATGACATCGTGGATATTGCAAGTGAAGGGATGATTGTCCAATGGTTAAAACCATTTGTATATAACCAAGATAATCTCATGAATAGTTTATCGACTAGAGACTATTCAATATACTCTCCAGCTGAGCTGATATATCGTATCGGGAACGCATATCAAATAGCCCAGAAAAATTATACTCAGATGTTACGTGAGTATAGCTACAATCATGGAGACTTAACGGAGTTACACCTATGAGGGTGATGACAACGGCAGGGACGAGTGTAGATTCTGAACTTATCTACAAATACTTCAGGAATCTCGTAAATCAGTTTTTCAAGATTCTCCCGATGCGAGAAGATAACGAAGAGTCCTTGCCTACATATATCGAGAGCCTTCGTGCTGAATTGCTTGGGTGCGGAAATGTGATTGAACCGTTAACGGAGAATCCATCGTTTATCACGCTGATTAGTATTCTCCAATACTTAATGGATAATCCTGACTGCCCTGTTGCTGTCACGAAGCGCGAAGTATTTAAAGCAATCTCTATCTGTAATAAATTTAGAGACCAATATGCTACACCGAAGGGTGGTGGTTAGTATGGATGCGTGGAGTTTGTACGAAGCTCGTATGGAAATCCGTGGAAGTACTAGACGCGAAGCATTAAAGAAGCGAGGAATTAGAGGTATAAACAGATATCTTCCAGACAGTCTATCATATACAGATGTCACCATTGACGACATAGAGCAGACCGTTGCGATTATCAACTCTGATAATCTTGACGAGAAGGTAATCTTATCTATGCCGGGTGAGGATATCAGGCATGGTGGGCTTGTTTATTGGATGGATAATTATTGGCTGGTTAATGAGCGAGATGCGAATACAACTCTTTACACTCGAGCGAAACTGTTGCAGTGTAATTATCTTCTGAGGTGGGTGTCAGAGGATGGAGCAATACATGAGCAATGGTGCGTTGTCGAGGACGGTACGAAGTATTTGACCGGTGAGTTGGAGGATAGAAACTTCATCGTAACTCGTGGCGATTCTCGTATCGCTATTACCATAGCCAAGAATGAATTTACCGCAAAATTAAATCGTGAAACAAGGTTTATAGTTGATGACCCGCTTTCTGAAAAGATGCTTGCTTACATTTTGAGTAAGCCATTGAAGGTAGGTCATACATATGACGCGAACAACGGAATTTTCAAGTTCGTATTACAGGAAGTCACAGCTACGGCTGACGACAATTTCGAATTACGAATAGCAGATTACTACAAATACTATCCAAAGCGAGAAGTGAAAACATGGGTTCAGGCAACTAACCCAGCATTATTCTGGACCGAAAAAGACTATCCAGAACACGAAGGTGATTTGTGGTTATATACTGGCTTAACAGATTTGGTCATCAAAGGAATTACTATACATCCTAGTGGAACGTATAAGTTCGTCTTTGAGGACGATGAATTTGTGCTAGAGGAAGTTGGAACTAATCTAACGGATGAATCTAGCGAAAATATAAATATGGATATCATGTACACATGGTTACCACAAGTAGATGAAAATAATGATACTCAAACCAGCGGGAAGAAGGTGTGGTTGTAGTGCGACTTGAATTTTTTAATTATAAAAACAAATTCATAAAACACGCTCTTACAAATAAGAAAATAGCCCGACTAATCAACGAGGATATTGTCTATGCTCGTCAATGATATTGCCATTACCAGCTTGGAAACTATCACTGGATTTGACATTATCACTGGCGACCTTCTGTTTGTCCTTGATGAATTGACAGATGCTACAATCTCTAATACTGAAGATAAACAAGAAGTTACTGGTAGGCATGGGCATAAAATCACGAACCTGAAGCGTAACAAGGGTGTCACTATCAACGGTACTAATGGCATAGTATCCGGTGGCTTAATTGCCACTCAGACTGGTGGTGTGTTTCAAAATACCACTACGCAAATTATGTGGGCTGACTATCTGACAGTTAACGGATATCATACTGCTACTACAAACTTCATCGCTGTTGGTACATCTGGCGCAGAGATTGAAGAGCTTTATATCCGTAACGCTGATGGTACTCTTGGAACTAAGTTTACACAAGGTTCTTCCGTAGGTAGCAGAGTATTTACTTATGATACTTCCACAAAGGTTATTACCTTTAACAGTGCTATAACAGAAGGCACTGAAATCGTAGCTTATTACAAGAGAAATATTACCGCCAATACTATTGATAATAACGTTGATTCTTATTCCAAAAAGTGCGTTATCTATGTCGACGCTCTCGGTGAAGATAAATGTTCTAACGTCTTCAGGATTCAGTTTTACATTCCTAAAGCCGACTTTACAGGTCAGTTCGATTTTGAAATGGGCGATAACCAGACGGCTCACGACTTTGAGGCAGAGTCTCTTACAGGCGCTTGTGTCGCAGGCAGGCGTGATATTCTTTGGACATATACAATATTTGGTGCTAAGAATAATGTGGATACATTGGTTCAGGATACTGATCCCGCATTAGCATGGGATGAAGAATCGTATCCTGAATACGAAGGTGACCTATGGTTATATACTGGCGTGATAGATTTAGTCATTAATGGAATTACTATACATCCTAATGAGACGTATAAGTTTGTTTATAATGACGATAAGTTTGTGCTAGAGGAAGTCGGAAGTAATCTGACGGATGAGTCTAGCAATGATATTAATATGGACATCATGTATACATGGATTCCAGAGGTAAAATAATAATAACGATACTTGACCCAGAAGGAAGAAGGTGTGGTTGTAGTGCAGCTTCAAGAGTTTTTTGATTATAAAAACAAATTAATGGAGCACCTTCTTACTAATAAGGATATTGTTCATCTTATTAATGATGAGATAAAACTTGAAGATGCTCAAGAATTAGCATACAAGCAAGTGTTCCCTTGTGAGTACATTCCAGAAACACTGCATGATGGCAGTACGTTTGTATGCTTTGACGTAGATGTTCAAAGAGCGCCTAACAAAACATATCTGCTTCCAACAATATACGTTTGGGTATTTGCTCATAGAAGTAGACTGCGTCTTCCTGAAGGTGGTGTCAGGACGGACGCATTATGTCACGAAATTTGTAAACAGATTAACGGTAGTAAGGAATATGGGCTTGGCGAGTTGGATCTCTTTTGCGTAAAGCGCTTTGCCCCGGCAACTGATTATCAAGGCAAAGTTATGACGTTCTACGCTAAGGACTTCAATAGACTACATAATCCAAACCAATACATACCGACTAATCGAAAGGCGTAATATGCCGACACTCAATCTCTTATTTAAAAGAGAATACGCAATCAACGACAACATTCACATAAAGATACCTACTGTTGCAGAGATACTTGAAGATGAGGACAGCTATTACAGTATCGTGTCTTTACTCACAGCCATGCCTATCGATATGCTTCTGTGGCTTGAAGAGGTCGGTATTGACTTCACTTCTATCAATGATTATGAATTATTCTTGTATATCTTCCCTTCCATTATGACAATGGATACTTCCTTAGTCTTTGGAGATTTGGACTTGACCAAGTTTGTGCTTGACCAGAGTCCGCAGAATGGATTGCCGATCCTGATAGACAGAAGCAAGAATATCGTGATAGACAGGGCTGTACATGGTCAGATTGCGGCTACGCTTCGAAAGATTCACCACCTGAAAAAGAACAGGCGTAAACCCGCCAATGAAGAAGCGAAACAATATATGCTTCAAAGAGCGAAGCAGAAAGCACGAAGACGTAAGACTAGAACTGAAGCGTCACAATTAGAATCGCTCATAGTCGCTATGGTTAATACCGAGCAGTATAAATATGATTATGAGACAACAGGAAATTTAACCATTTACCAATTTAACGAGTCTGTTAAACAGATAGTTAAGAAGGTTGATTATGAACATAGAATGGCTGGTATATATGCCGGCACAATAGACCCTAAAGGAATGAGTCAGGATGATTTGAACTGGCTCGTCCACAAATAATTCAAGGAGGAAATTGTTATGTTTGTTAATGATATTGCTATTACCAGTCTCGAGACTATCACTGGCTTTGATATCACAACTGGCGATCTGCTGTTCGTTCTTGATGAGCTGACAGATGCTACTATCGCTAATACCGAAGATAAGCAGGAAATTACTGGTAAGCAGGGACATAAGATTACAAACCTGAAACGTAACAAGGGTGTTACTGTCAGTGGTACTAATGGTATGGTATCTGGCGGCTTAATGGCTGTTCAGACTGGTGGTACTTTCCAGAATACTACTACTCAGGTTATGTGGGCTGACTATCTGACAGTTGGCGCATCTCACACAGCTACCACAAACTTTATTGCTGTTGGAACCGCTGGTGCTGAAATCGAAGAGCTTTACATCCGCAATGCAGATGGTACTCTTGGACAGAAGTTTACACAGGGCAACTCAGCAGGTAGTGGAGTTTTCACATATAATACTTCCACAAAGATTATTACCTTTAATAGTGCTGTTGAGCAGGGTACTGAGATTGTAGTTTACTACAAGAGAAGTATTACTGCTAGTACTCTTGACAACACAGCTGACACATATTCCAAGAAGTGTGTTCTTTATGTAGACGCTCTTGGTGAGGACAAATGCTCTAACGTATATAGAGTACAGTTCTACATCCCGAAAGCTGACTTTACTGGTCAGTTCGATTTCGAGATGGGCGACAACCAGACAACTCATGATTTCGAAGCTGAGTCTCTGGCTGGTGCTTGTGTAGCTGGTAAGCGTGATCTGCTTTGGACATATACCATCTTTGGTGCTGAGTCCAATGATGACGCTCTGGTTGTTAGTACAAACTCCGTAGTTATCGCTAAGGGAGCTACTAGTGAAGATATCGCTGTTAACTATGCTAATGGCGCTCTGACAGCTGCCGTAACAGACAGCTCCAGTGCAGCTTACACTAAGGTTAAAGCTGTTATCTCTGGCGATAATGATTCCGTAATCATTAGTGCGGATGCCGATGCAGCTGTTGGAACATACACTGTCACTCTGACAGATGCTGCTTCCAAGACAGTAGCTATTGGTGTAACTGTAACTGCTTAATTTAATTTATCTATAAATGCAAATCCCATGCGGCAGGGTTCCCATACCTGCCGCACAATACTAAATGAACTAAAGGAGGATGTACAAACATGCAGACTGCAAAACGCACATGTAAGGTTTGTGGTAGGGAGTATGATTATTGCAAGACGTGGAACAACACCAACAAATTTCGTTGGCAAGATGTAGCTTGTACACCGGCTTGCGGTGAGAAATACTTCGCACTAATCGAAGCCTCCAGAAACCCTGTTGTTGAAGCTGAGGAGGCTAAGCCTGTAAAGGTGACAAAGAAACCTAGAAAGAAAGCTTCACAAAAAGAAGCACAGGTTGAACCTGATGCTACAGATGTAACTAAATAACCCGATATAATTGTTATTACAGCTTTTCTTTTATTTTTTGAACTGAACTCATATAAGATATTTTTCCTTTGTTTTATAAATACCACTTTGGGCGGCACTGGTTTTCGGTGTCGCCATTTTTTATGGAGGTGAGAAACATAGGTAATACTCTGCAC